CGAGTAACGTAGCCAATTGAGTCCCAGTTAGCGTCTCCAACGGAGGAATAACCAAATGGCCAGAGGGCTTCAAGCTCTTCGGATCTATAAAGCATAGAACCAGCGGGAGTCCTTTTCCATAGTTTCTTATCATTGAAATCGTAGCCGAAGATAATGGCGTGGAAGTGAGGTCTGCTGAAATCATCGCCATATTCTCCAGCCATGTAGTAGCGGATTTTGTGAGGTTGTAATTTTTTTCTAAGTCTTTTGAGGAACAATTGAAAGTGTTCGTGGTGTAAAGATCCATCGCTTGGGAGATTGTCATCATTGTATGTGAGGGTTATGAATGAGTTGTGCTCGTGCATTTGCGCTTCATGAGTGCAACGCATAGTCCATTGCCGAGCATGTTCCATACGGCAGCTATCGCATTGACCGCATGGAATTTGTATTTGACGATGACTATCGTCATCGTTTTCCTTAAACGACAACACGCGATGCGGTTTGTCGTTAGCGTGAATAGTTTGATAACCGCTTAAATAAGCGGTTATTGGAGAAGTACAGGGCATGTGAGGTGCCTAGAGGTTTTTAGAGCCTCCAGCCTCCACGTTGTGGGGCTGATCTCATATTAGGACTTTTCGTCCGTTTTGAGTGATGTCTAAAAGTCCTAGCGGACTTTTTTTTGCTTACGCCTTTGCGATGCATGTACATATTTTCTCCTTTTGTGGTTGTTTGGTGTCACCTAGCACAGTAATATCAAGTAGTATTACTGTGCTGCGGGCTCATCGCCCGCTTTTTCCGAGGTACTCTCCATAATTGGAGCACTCGCCTCGGGTTTAACGAGACCAAGTTTAATGGCCTCGTCTTTATTTTCAGGGTTATTGAGGAACTCAATAAGCTCTGCAGGATCGTTATCGAATCTAGCCCGTAATTGGGCTGGCAGGGTCATAAATTCGCCCTCTGCCGCGATAACGGAGTTTAAGGCACTATGGTAGTCACCAATGCCAGTGAAATCGCCGTAACGAGGCGATATAGCCTTTGTAGGTAATTGACCTGTAATGTTGAATTGACGAAGAATATTATTAATATCCGTTTCGTCTTTGAAATGCTGCTGAGTCCGAGTAGCGTCCTCACAACGCAACCCAGACTCATCTGACGCAGCATTTAGATCGTAATTGTAGGGATTACGAATAAATGGTTCTTTTGTTTTCATTGTGGGTAGTAGTGATTAATTGTAGGTTGATAATTTGAAGCTGGTTTAGTAGGTTTAATGCTAAAAACGTCTTTAGCGTTTTTTGCGCCTGTTACGCCTTGCGTAACATCTTTAACAGCTTGTTTAGTTTTACCATATGTCTTTGAAGCCCATGCTTCAGGTTCATTAATTATGGTGTTTTGCTTAACATTAGCAGTATTAGCGGAATTTAATCCGCTTTGTGAATTCCACATAAGAGTTCTAGCAATAGACTCTTTTAAATTTTGTGGAATATTAGGCATCCCTAATATGACAGCAGCAGTTTCTGCGTCTGTCTTTTTCGCTTGTTGCTCATTTAAAGTTGTACGGGATGTAGATTCATTAACTTGAGCATCAGTTAATTGAGTTTGCATGGCTAAATTAGCTGCTCCGATAGCTTTTTGACTTAAATCGGCAGCGCCATGCATTGTATTTACTTGTTGGGCTGCGCCAACAGATGAAGGGGGAGAACCTCCCCCAGCCCCATAGGCAAGCATAGGATTTAATCCAGCGGCTTGCATGTCTTTAGTAGTAGTTTGGTAACGAGTTGCAAATTGTTGTGCGCTAAATTGATTAGCGTTGTTCATCATCGCTTCGCTTGATTCGTTTTGTTTATTGCCTCCAATCATGTCCATAGCACCGCCTATTACGGCGGGAGCTACGGCTGCAATGATTGCGTCGTCTATGCCAAACATTAGAAGTGATCGATTAAGCCAGGTACAGAGTACATTGGCAATGGTCGAGCTTTCTTAACATCAAAGAAAGAATCAAAGATGAATTGTTTTCCGTTGGCAGCTGAACCAACTGCAACGACACGGCTAACAGGAGGTGTATCAGCAATGAAAGTATCATTTAAAGTTGGTAAAGTTGTGAACTTCTGGGCAAGATGCCATGCATCAATAGTGCCAGCTGCAGTAGATCTAAAGAGTCCGGAAATTCTTGAAGGATAATATCGATATTCGGCCCAACGTTCTTGATATCCGAATACGTCGTCATCAGTTGTGTTGCCGGTAACATAAATTTCCTTATTAAGAACGGCTTGTTCGCCTAGCATTGCAAATGCAGGGAAGTAGAAGTCGTAACGTGTTTCACGACTCCACATTTTTGACAGACCTTGTTGATAAGTAAGATCGGCACGAATGGATACTAATCCAATGATAATGCCATGTTCAACAAAGGACTGAGTAAAGCCATGGTTATGAGCGAGAGCAGTACCCATAGAAGCAAGTGTACCGAGAGGAGTGTTAGTCCCTGAAGCAGCTGACGCACTCGTTTGCGCGATTGGATTGATATTAATCGGTGTCGAACCGCCTCCAAGGTATTCAGGCCTTTGGAGACGGGCGTCTGGAGATATAACTCCGAAGTGCGATCTAATAATTTCTGTATAACGTGTTCCACCGCGTGCGTCTCTCTCTAATAGTTTTTGAATTTGGAATGATTGACGTAACTGGTTGATTGTTGCTGCAGTTGCTTGTGACAAGTCAGCATATAAATCCCATCCAGTATCGTATGAAGCGTTTGCGGACTGCAATACAGATCCGGCAGTAGACATAGCTCCTAATCCGTTGTTGTATTGAATACCAAAATTATTTGTTCCAGCAGATTTATTTTGGTTTACAGCAATAGGAGCAGTTGAGCCTAACGGCAGTGTTACAGCATCTCCTTTTTGTGGCCAAGGAAGTGCTGAAGTAAAGTAATCTTTGCGTTTGCCACGACGTAATAATGCGTAATTGGCAGCCGCAGTTGTATCAGTCACATCGCCTTTGTATACGAGTGCTGAATCTTGTAAGTTTTCATCTCGGAACCATTCGTTCCAGATAAGGTTATAGCCACGTGTCCAGAATGCACCGTGGTCTATTGTTTTTGTTGGATCCATTTGGCCTACAGTGGGTAGTCCCATGTAATCTTGTAAGGATCCGATGGCGTAACCGCCAGTTGGTGATGTTTGTTGTGGTACTACATAATCGATTGAATCGTCTGGATTATCTTGTTGGCCCATAAAGCGTTGCCAGTTATCCCAGACTAAACGATTTGGTACAAAGAAGAAGAATGAATCCATCACCATGTTATCCATAATTGGATATAGAGGTGTAGAAAGACGGGCAAATGCCGTCATTTTTAAATTAAATGTGTCTCCGGGTAATACCTCGTCGACGTATACGGGAACTAGGTAACCAGCGTCGAACGTGGTTTTATGTGCCGACTGACAGTCGAATTTGGAGCGGGGAATGTCCGCCTTTGGAATCATAGTGAACTGATGTACGTTTACTGATTTATTGCGGTGCATTTTTGCTCCTGTGTTATTGCGGGAGAAATGAATCATTTCTCTCCGCTTGGTTTTTTACTTGGTAATTTTTACCTGTTTCCCTAAGGATAGTAGTTTTGGTTGTTCATGTAAAGTGAACAGACCAGTATTGTCATCAAAGCTACCGAATTCATATAAATCGAAATCGTCGCTGTGATGGTATAGCTGATTATCATCAGCTTGACGGTTTATCTCATCAGAGAAAGACCGTATGGCGACACCAACAGATGGCACGAACATTGGTCGTGCATAAGCGTCCGCTGCGCGGTCTTTTACAGAACAGAGTACTAGAATCATGAGGATTTTTCCTTAAGTGAGGGTACGTTTAAGTTTTCTTAATCTGGCTTTTACTACCTTAGCTTTTACAGCAAGTCGCTCAGGTGTGTTTTCCAGATGTTTTAGTTTAGCAGTTTTTTCTCGTTCGTATTGTATTTCGTCAAACTCATAAGGGTTTTCCTTATTATATTTTTTATCATAGTATTTTGGTGGTTTGACTTTTTTTTCATTAAAGACGACGTAATCATGTGGATATACGTCGCTTTTGTATTTTTCGAGCCATGACGTTCCGATTCCGGGCTTCAGGCTCATTTTTGCGTATTCCGGTTTTCTTTGGATTATTTCCCCAGTTTCGAAGTTGACGTCTTGATAGTGGG